TTTTGCTATGTCCTGAAGATTGATCCCTGCTCCACGGCTCATGGCTCCTCCTTCAAGTTCTTGTTCTGGTTTAGCAAATGCTCCTGCAACTAAACTTGCTGCGGGGATCATCCATTCTGGTGAACTTAAAACACTTCCTATTCCTTTTTTAATATTAGTGAGATTTCCTGTCGGGATTTTATTCCATAACTTACCCATCCAATTGTTGGTAGGCCCACCTATATAATTTGCTCCTAATCCTAAAACTGCTGCTGAAACTAATGGATTCTTTTTAATCGGATCCATAATCTTTTTCTGAAACCATGATCCAATGCCATATTGTCTACGACCATCAGCTCCTGCGATTCCTCCGTAAGCCATATCTTGTTGAAAGTTTCCTTCCATTAAATCTTTGTGTGCTTGTTCAGCAGCTTTTCTTGGTGAGAACCCTTGTTCTAAATAATATTCATATCGTTGTTCTAGGAATGCATCATTACCTTCGTGACTAGCTAATCTGACGTCTCCTCCACCAGCCATTTGTGCTGGCATCATGGAACCTATACCTTCTTGAGGTTGTGGCGCCATTTGTTGAGGGCCTTGGGCCATTTGTTGAGGTTGTTGGCCTTGTTGCTGTTGCTGTTGCAACATCTGTAAAACTTTTTTCCATGCTCCGCTTGAGAAGAATTGTTCAAAGCTTCCAAACTGAGCCCGTGCTTCAGGGGGAAGGTTTTCCCATAGCTGTTGAGCTATTTGTTGTTGCTGTTGGATATCTCCTTCGTACTTAATACTCGGAGCTCCTGCTTCTATTGTTTCTGTAATCTGTTCTTCAAATGCCATAATAGTCTCTGTGTAATTGTAATAAAGGCAGGGATTTCACCTGAACTTTTAGTATTACTTTGTTTTTGCAAACAAATCAAGTCTTGGCATCTTAACCAAGACATCTCTTTGTATGTTTGCGGGGTCTATTTTGAGGCTTTTCCACTCTTCCTCATTTGTATAAACAACACCTGTTTCCTTATGTTTAATTGTTGTTGTTACCTTTGCCTTCATAAGCGGGACATCTTTTCCGTCTACTTTAATCGTATCCATTATATTACTACCTCCTGGTTAATGTTTAAATAGCTCACTCCAATATCTACAGAGTCTGCGCTACTCATTTTGACTTTAAGGGCTACTCCTGATTCTACAATCAATGGTAGCGTTAAAATTTCAACGCTTGTATTCGCTGCTAGGGTTTGCGTGTCCACAATCTTAGTTGTTCCATTGGTAATGGTAATCGTTGGAGTATTCCCTGTGGTATTCGTCACTCTAAACGATTTAATAATAACGGTTTCTACAGCCCCTGAACTAGCCACCGCGGGGGTTAAGATGGTTGCTTCAACATCGGATGTGAAGTTTGTTCCTAAAAATTTATACTGATTAACTATTGCCATTAAATAAGAAAGAAGTTTCTAGCTTCTATTTCCTCTTTGAGCTCTTGTTGAAACGTGGTGTTAAGTTTTTGTACTACACCATCTAGATCTCTCACTAGAGAATTAGCAACCGTGTCATCATACTCTAACCCCTGTCTTGTTAATACCTGTACTATTTTCGCCATTAAATAGAGTCTCCCATTTCTTGACCAGCGGCCTCATATATTTCTCTTTTTTGATCCTCAGTAAGTTTCATTCCTTTTTCTTTTTCAAGAAAACCAATAAATTCTTGTGCTTTAATTGCTTTATCAGTTTTCATACCCCAGCTTGTTGGATCCAATTGCTGAAGTTTGGGCATAATATGTTTAGGTTCAACTCCAAACTCTAATTCTTTTTCAGCTTTCTTTTTTTGTTTAGGAGAAAACTCTGCAAGAGAAATATAATCGTTAGCATAATTGGGCGAATCTTCTACTATATCCCAATCATATTTATTAATAGGCTTAGTTTTTCTACGATCATAAATATCTCTAATATCAATTGTTTCTATTCCTTCAACTTTAGGTTGTGGATTAAATAGATTCGATAGCATGGTATCTTTAGTATTAGGATTTCCAAACAAAATATCTTTTAGTGTTTCTTTCTCATCGGTTTGACCTGCTTTCCATGCTCTTCGTCCGGCTCCTCCTCCAAAGATAGATCCTAAAAGCATTCCCCATGGTCCAAGTAACATTGAGCCTAAACCTGCACCTAATTGAGAACCCCCTATTGTTGAACCCCAGTTTCCTAAAAAATTCTTTATTCCGCCTCCACCTACATTTATCTTAGGACCAGGCGTGGGATAATTTATTTTATCTTGTGCGTTACGAGTGGCCAAAAGTCCCAGTTGTCTTCGTCTATTTAAATCGTCAGTACGAAGTTGTTGTTGATTAACAAGAGGTGTATCGTCATGAATATTAATAGGCCCTTGATTATTTTGATTACCTTGATTATTTTGATTACCTTGATTACCTGGTGTTTGTGAAACTGCTCCAGTATCATGTACACTTTGATATCCCCCAGTGCCTGCATGTCTATCCGATCCTTTATAAAATCCTATTCTTCCACCTAAAGCTTTATGAATTCCACTACCATAGGTATCGGTCCAGTCACGAGCAATCTCTGGCTCGTTGGCCCATAAGTATCGTCTTTGTTTCTCTGATTTAAAAGGCATTTCCAATCTTGGTTAACAGCGGTGTTCTCTACTTTCAACGCCACCGATCGAGCTCGTGCCCGTGTATCTTGTTTCGTGGTACTTGAAGTAATATCAAAAGGTCCCAAGGTTGAACTTACTTGAGATGAATTTGGATAATCTCTTAAGTATAATGTTATACGAGTCGTTCCGGTCTGCGTCAAGAAATCAGGAATAAATCTTCTAATCGACATAAAGTATTCACCGTCTCCTCTAAACGTTACCCCTTGTTTTTGATCTTGGGTAATATCAAAATCTCCAGATTCAATACTAGCTGCGATAGCTGTGTGCACCCCACGTTTAATCTGATTGTTTCCCGTCTCTTGTTGATAGTAAGTCGTCACTCCATCAGTATTACCCACAACATCAAAAGAAGTATCGTTATCAGCATCATAATGAGTGGCATGAGGTTTACCGAAGACAGCTGAATCTTCCCAGGCTGTTCTATTTAAACTTCCTGTGGTCCATATCCCTCGTTGAGAAGATGAATCAATATAATTATAAGCAACCATTCGATCAACAACATTCGAGCCCTCACTACAATAGAACCAGATCACTTCTCCAAAAAGATTATTTAAGCCACAATTAATAAGCTGATTAGAAGTCGTATTGATATCATCATAAACATAATCTTCTACTAAGCAGTCCATTGATTCTAGTTTACCAGTATATCTAAAAAAACCATTTTCCGACATCCAATAACCTGCACCATCCACTTCCACACAAGCATTCTGTCCAATCAGTCCACAGTTGGTTCCAGCTTGTTCAAATGCAAAAGTAAAAGGAGCACCTACAAAACGCATGGTGAAAAGAGCGGTATCGGTCCAGACGTAAATCGCATCACGACCTCTTAAACTCCCCATGATTTTAGAACCATCAGCAAATCTTTGTGTCCCTGCTGTGTTGATTGCGGTCGGGGTATAATCTGTAATATCTTCCTGAGAAGAAAATCGTATAAACATATCATCTTGAGTAGTACTGTCACCAATCGTGGTTTCGGTTCCAAAGAACACTAAGTGTCGATCGGGAGTAGAAACTAATACATCTCTTGAAGCGGTTGGAGCATTAGCTATAATGGTAGCTCTAGTGGATGTTGCTGTAACTGAAGCTGCATCCCATTCAAAGCATGGCCCATTAAAAATTAAAGCTATCAGTTTAGTTCCATAGTTATCTAAAGACCACATTCCAGGATCAAAAACTTTATCTCCTGAAGCGGCTTCACCCCAGCCTACATAGTCACTAGTATTAGTTACGGTTGCTCCGTCAGAATGGCCAGCTCGAGTTGTATTTCGAACCGCTCTAGTGATTCCAGTTAAATCATTTCCAGTAATTCCGGTGTAAGAAATTTCTTCTGTGCCCACTTGAATATAAGATGTTCCTGAAGAAGGAAAAATAGAAGCGTCGGCTACTGTAATCGAGGTACCTGATCCTCCGGTTCCAAAAGCATCATCAAGTAAAGCTCCATTCAAAGTGCTTGTCACTTCTCCTGAAACGGTACCACTCCATTGACCAATTCCCCAACCATAAGCTCCTAGTTGTTGAGCAGGTCCTACGGGATAATAATATTGAACTCTAATTCCTCCAGACGTTGTAGCTCCTGCACCTGTTTCCACTGAAGGCATCGTAATGGTAATTGTTTTTGCAGTAGGGGCCGATGTGACCATAAATTTTTTATCATCAAAATCCGCCGCCACATAATTAGAACCGGTGATGGTTGTAAAATTATCTAGATAAATAATATCTCCTGCACTCATTCCATGAGAAGTTGCAAAGGTAATCGTAACCGCTGCGGTAGCAGGACCTGGGCTAGTTCCCACTGTTGAAAACGCATTGGTTAAAGTAGAAGTTGTTTTAATAGGATGAATGTCATAAAAAATTCCTCCTGAATAAACATAAAGAATTCGATTGGTTCCGATAGCTGCGTATTTAATACCGGTGTTATCTACAAAATGATGAAGAGCTCGGGCAGCGCCGGTTAAATACTTTTCTCCTAGTTCAGACCAACCTCCAATTTTCTCAGGAGTAGAATATCTAAAACGTACGTTGTCCCCAGCAATCCATTGCCCTTCGGCCGTGGTTGGTGTGACTTGTTTGTTAAATCCTGGTAAAAAGCCTATTTTTTGTAACATAGAAAATCCGTTTCTATTACAAATATACTATATTTTTGAGGAGATCAACTCCTTACACCAGCCGTTTTTATAATCAATAGCCATGGCTTCTCTCGCTTTTGCTTCTTGCGCTTTGGTGATGGTCCGTGTTCCGTGTTCCCTGAGCCTTGTTTTTTGGATCTTTTTACCACCCAGTTGTTCCAGAAACGGAAGCAACTTAGTATCAATATCTCTCATATTCCAAACATGAGTATAGATACTTGGATCAGGGCCCAGCATGTCCGTGTTGGTTCGACAATGAATTCTAATGTAGTTATCTTTTAATGGCTGTGGATAGGTATCTAAGAAATGATCTAAACTATTAAGACCAGGTTTAGATTCTTGACAATAATAAAAGCCACTAATGATCTTGTCGATCGGATCCCGGTACACGGCGATACGAATCTCACATTCTTTTAATTCTTTATGATAAGATTCAAAGCCTTTCTCGCGTCCGATGTAGGAATCCCTCCCACAAAAATCTTGAACATTGGTACCACTATACGTCGTTGGTTTCTCGTTCCAGAGAAGCTGGCCCAGATAATTAATGATAGTTGTTGATCCTGCTTTATTGTTCCTGACATACCCCAAACGTTTACCGCCTAGAGTGACACGAACTAAAGCCATTATCTTATAACGCCCAGAAGCGGTCGTTTATCAAAAAGATTAGTCTTAGCATAGGGACCGTTGGCATGATTATAATGTAGAAAGACTTGGGAACAAATGTTTCCTTCAAAAGGTTTTCGCCAGTGTTCAAATTCACACCCAGAATAAATCAGCATATCTCCTATTTTTAAATTGACCTGGATTCCTTTCGGAGCTCCTGGTTTAAGGGTTTGTTTAAACTCATCAATGACAAAGTCACCCCCTGATGGATCAAGAAAAATAGGCCATGGATCTCCTCCTAAATGTAAGGTTGTAGAGATTTCACAGCTCGGTCTATCTTTATGTCGTCTTAAAATATTTCCTTTTTCGTAAAGTCGTGTGTACGAATACGTTGGAACCAGATCCATTCCTGTTTTAGCTTTCATAACAGGAATCATATACATAAGTAAAGTCTCCATCACCCAGTCTGCATATTTAGAATAACACCCTGGAACTTGGGGATCGGTTCGTCTACCCATCCATGGGCCGACATCCAAAAGAGGATTAGCGCGATCGATTTTCTTATGTTTAACCATCAAATCCACAGCATCCCGCTGCAGCATCATATAATTAAAAATAAAATTAGCGAGCTCCTTGGAAAGGGCGCCTTTGATGACTTGATATTTTTTTGTTTTAAAACTCATACAGCCAAGGGCTTTCCATCTTTATGGATTTTTATAAATTTCTTACAGGCATCTTTTAAAGTTTTTATCTCTTCATCAGGAACGATTTCTATTTCATATTCCTCAATCCCTAAGATACACCCTGCAATAAATCTTCGCATTCCTATACAAAGTCTATATTTGCCGTCTTTTTCAGTGCATATTAAAGGGTTAAGTATTCCATTTTTTTCAATATCAATTTTAAGTTTTTGCCAATTTGGATTTTCAGTTTGGCTCATCCTGCCTTTTTCTGTCTGAAGATGAGCTGTCCTAAAAACAATTAAATCTTTATGAATTCTCATTTTTGGAGAAAATTAAAGGCAACCGATACTCTCCAGCTTTTTTCTCCCTTTAATTTTGATCTATTAACTTCAACGCCATGAGAAACCCATGAAGGAAATAGAGTTGCCACTCCTTCTAGGGGTGGATACTTTATCACTCTCCAAAGTTCTCGGGGAAGATTATCCACTGTTCGGGGCATTATCAGATTAGGGCCAGGTCGAGGATCCTCTACCCACAGATGAGACTCCCTGTCATCTTTTGGAATCTGCACATAGTATACTCCTGCAATAACTGTATTAGGATGAATATGATGCATGTTAAACCCATGTCTAAAATTAATATTAGCCCACATGTTACCCAGTTTGACCGCAGGCATATAGCCTAGATCTTTGAAAACTTCTTCAGCCATAATAAACATTTGTTTCATTAGGGGTTCGTATTCAGGTTTATGATTCATGTCTGTTTGACTATGCCAGCCATCAACGTTGGTTTTACTTACACCTTTTGGATCTTTTTTCCTCCAGGCTTTGATGTCTTTAAAGAGCTGCTTATTTAATTCTTTGGTTCCTTGAAGCTCCTTCATATAAATAGGAGTGGGAAATAAAACCTCTCGTCTGAGTCCTGGAAAGTGAGTTTCTATCATTATGTGAGTGGGGGTCCTCCAAACCACATCGTCAGTGAGTGCCGTGTGCCCTTCTTTACGGGCAAAACCCGATGAGGAATGAAGCTCGCAAAGAATATAGCATACCCTTGTTTTAAAGACAGGGTTCTTTTGTGGTCGACAATCTGAAATTCTCCCCCCTTAAATTCTTTAGGATCATTTAAAAGTATACACATCGACATCTTTCTAACTGTGGGTTCCTTTGACATTTCATAGTTGCTGTCTGTATGCCAGTCATAATGTTGCTTTTTAGAATAACTGCTAAACTGTCCAACCTCTCCAATCTGGAGCTGGTAAAAACCCATGTGTTTATTGTTAACGATATGCATCCAGTGTTCCACTCGAGCATACATCCAAGGGGCTTGCTTAAAAGGAATCCAGGCAACAGCCGTTTTTCTTATTTTATAATTTTTCTTACCTTCTTCACGTACCGGTCCTCCAATTCGTGCATCACGTTGGGGCAGATTTTGGCCAAGGTCTATAATCTTATTACATTCATCGATTGAAAAAACAGGATCGGTTGCTTCTACCAGATAAGTTTTCCACGGGGGTTCTTTAATCACCATGTTTAATCTTTTTCTTTTTAGTTTGAGATAAAAGTTTTCCAGACTTTCTGAGACGTTTTAAGGTGTCCAGCTGACCCACAAGATTAAATACTTCGGGTTGAGTGGTTCCTGGAGTAATGGTTTTATTCATATGTTGCAAACGATCCAGATAGGAATCAGCCTGATGGGTATTAACATCCTTCGTGTCAAAGGAACCATCGTCAAATTCCTTTTTTAATTTAGACCAGGTTATAATTTCTCTCATTCGATGCTTAGCAACAAGTTCCATGTTCGCCTTACTATAATGTTCCTTTTCAATTGCAATTTCTAGTAGTTCCTGTTCGAGAGGATCTTTTTCTTTTTTTAATTTTCTGTAAAGTTTTTTAATTTCAACAGCAGATATTCTGGCGTTAAAAGAAAGCTGCATCAAATTTTCGAAGTGGCTATTTTGTTCCCGGACCGATTGCCAGTATTTAGAGGCATTCGTTCCGTGTTTATTATCGGATAAAACTGAAAAACGCATCTCGGTTTCCGTTCGAAACATTTGTTTTTTCATCCACGTATCCTGAAGTTCAGGAACCATCTTTTTAAATTCAGACGCCTGAGACTTATCGAGTATATTCATAAGGTGTTTAACTTCCTTACTAGCATGCGGTCGGATGTTTCGTTTCTCTTTATTCATTCTATCTTCCTTTTAACCTTTCTGGTCTTCAAAAACAAGTTTTATACTAGGATGCTGTTACTGTCTTATTTGAAGATCCGTCATAAAATTTTAAAACATTACTTGTCGTGTTGAACCAGACTTCACCTTCTACAGGGTTTGAAGGGTCACTTGAAACAGCAGGTATTGGAACTCCTTTTTCAGTTATATATTCCATTAGCTTGTTGTCACCGTTTTAGTTGTTGATCCGTCATAATATTTTAAAAGACCTGTAGCTGTATTATACCAAACCTGTCCTTCGACAGGATTAGATGGATCACTAGCTACGCTTTGAACTCTATATCCTCTAAAACTCATGTAAGTTGCCATTATTAATACCTCCTATGGTAGTGTAATTTTTATCGGTTCTAAAATATCGGCACCGCCATTAGAAGGTGCGTTTGTTTTTTCCGCTTCCGTTAATGCGTCCCATGCCACTTTATATTCATCTACTTTAGCATCAGCAATCGCTTGTGCTTCTGCTTTTGTTATCATTGTGCTGCCTACGCGAGTAATCCAGGCTCTGCTATCTGCATTATCTTCTACAACCATAACGTCTCCCGGATAACCAGATAGATTAAAATTATTACGGTCTTTACTCGTAATAAATCCTTTTTCTGTACTTGCTGCTACACAATATAAATTTGCCATAATTTCCTCTTTAACTACTTGTTACCGTTTTAATTGAATAAGCTGGATCATCAAATTCTTCGCAGTAAGTATTATAAGGTGATCCCGGAGGAGCCATATTTCCTCCAAAAACTAAGCCTGCAGTTGAAGGTCCATTTTTCGCAGATCCTAGATGGGTTCTTGGATATGTCATATCAGCCAGTTCAGACCATGATGTTCCATCCCATTTTTCGGTATTACCTACTACTGTCCACCAAGGTGCGACCGGTCCGGTCCAGTTTCCACCAGCAATTAACCCTGCCGTATTCTCGCCCGATCCTCCCATACTCATTCTTCCTTGATTTATATTATTTTCTTCGGACCAACTTGTTCCATTCCATTGTTCATAGATAGCTAGTCCTCCTGGTGGAGGATTTCCACCGACAATTGAAGCCGCATTTTGAGTACCAAACGAACTAGGGTCCGTACGACCGCTTTGTAGATTATTGCCTTCAGACCAACTTGTTCCATTCCATGATTCATTAGCCGTCGATGCGGGACTTCCTCCATAAACAAGTCCTGCATTTTCAGTTCCACACGATCCTGGTGTGGTACGTCCAGACAGACAATTATTTCCTTCCGACCAAGAAGTTCCATTGTATTCTTCATTAACAGTACCCCCTTGTCCGTTACAACTTCTTGCTGCAACAGATGTTCCAAAACAACCTTGATAGGCGTTGGATGCTTGCAGATTTGCTCCTTCAGACCAAGTGCTGCCATTATAAGTTTCACATGTGTCTAATCGTGAATCTTCCCATCCTCCTACAGATAGAGCCGCGGCTTGTATTCCTATTCCGCCACTTCCTTGTTTATTATTTGTTAAAGCACCACCATTAGACCAAGCGCCTACAGGGGTCACATTTTGAACAGAAATTTTAAGTACGTTTGAAGCCGAGTTATACCAAAGTTGTCCTACTGTGTCATCCACTGTAGGATCCGATGCTAATTTTTGAACTGTATATCCCTTTATACCTTTATAAGTAGCCATTTATTATTTATCCTTCAATAGCCAGCCTTGTGTTGCTCCTGAATATGCTAGTGTAAAAGCTGAACGTTCAACACCAGATGTTAAAGTTGCATCGGCTGAACCTCCTTGAATTTTTTCTCCACTGGCTGGTGTGACTGTTAGAGCGTTTGTATCAAATGTTGCGGCATAGTCAACAAGAGTCACTTCATCTCCAAGTGTTCCTGCTGGCAACGTTACATTACAAGCATTTGAAGTAGTATCAATAAAATATCCTTCTCCTGCTACAGCTGTTTTAGTTGCTCCTGTAACTACCGCTTGCCAATCTGTTCCACCTGAGTTATCCACCCATGATAAAACACCGGCTGTTGTTGATGTTAAAATTTGATCATTAGAAGTAGCAACGGCTGCCGGCATCGTTAATGTATAAGATGTCGTTGTACCTGCTGCTTTAAATCCAATGTATGCACTATCGTCTGTATCCGCCAATCGTAATTCTTTCTGAGAGTTAATTGTTAATCCAGTTCCAGCGGTCCAGATTAAATCTGCATCTCCGCCAAAAGCTCCTGAATTATTATATTGAACTTGTGTTGTTGATCCGCCAGGTGAAGTTGAAGCACCTACGCCTGTATTAATAATATCTGTTCCATTATGATAACATAAATAAGTTGTACCTTCAGTAAGAGCGAACCCTGTTTGACCTGTAACTTTAAAAGTTAGAGTATCTCCTGAGTGAGTTGTATTATCAAAAACGATAAAAGGTTTTTCAATCACGGCCGCTGGATCTCCAGCAGTCGCTGCAATATCTAAAACTCTAGTTCCGCCAAGAGTTCCTGTTAATTCTATAATAAAAGCTCTTCCATCGTAAGTCCCTGTTGAGCCATCTGGAATAGTTAAAGTTCTATCCGCTGTCATTGCGATAGAAGTATAACCAAAAGTTTCTTTGATTTCGTCTAGAGTTGTATTAGTTTTAGTTCCCCATGTACCGGCGTTTTCGCCAGTCGCCATTTTTTGATAACCTAAACTGTTATATGTCGATGCCATAAATCTCCTTAAGCAACATCACTATAAGTGGTATTTGATCCCGTTGCAACATTTGTATACGACGTATTTGAGCCTGTGTCAACATCTTGATAATGCTGAATTCCAGGAATTCCTACAGACATTGTAGCAGAAACTCCAGTAGGAATCACAACAACATCTCCAATTATTGTTGGTGTTCCTATGGAAGTAGTAGCAGAAACTCCTGTAAGTCCCATTACATCGGCAGGAGCTAAAGCTCCTACACTGGTTGTAGCGGAAACTCCAGTCGGTTGAACCAAAGGATTTGTTGAAATAACAATTGATCCTACGTCTACAGTAGCCGAAACTCCAGTTAATGCCGTTGTGTTATAGGATCTTACAGTAAGAGAGCCTATAGAAGTTGTCGCTGAGACTCCTGTTAAAGGAACTCCTATGACAGGGATAACTGAACCTACAGAAGTAGTCGCTGAAACACCTGTTAATGATGCAATCGTCTCTGGAGTAACTGTAGGAGAACCTACAGATGAAGTAGCTGAGACTCCTGTAAGCCCCATTTGTTGTTCAGGAATTGCTGCATAACCCCAGCCTTTATCACTAGTGCCCCAAGCAAGATCTCCCCATCCTGGATAAGGAGAACCTAATGTTGTAGTTGCTGAAACACCTGTAAGTGAAACTGTAGTTGCGTTTTCACCCCAGTTTTCAAATCCCCAAGTATCTCTTCCCCATCCTGATTCAGAATAAGCAACAATGGCGCCTACTGCTGTAGTTGCGGAAACACCTGTAAGTGAAACAGTTGTAGCATTTTCACCCCAGGCATTATCTCCCCATGCATCTCTTCCCCAACCATCGGTTGCACCTGCGTAATCTAAATCACCTAATGCTGTAGTTGCTGAAACGCCTGTAAGTGAAACAGTCGCAGCATTTTCACCCCAATTATTATCTCCCCATGCATCTCTTCCCCAACCATCGGTTGAGCCTGCGTAATCTAAATCACCTAATGTAGATGTTGCTGATACTCCGGTTAATGTAACTGTGACTGTTTCGGATTGCCAAGAATTGGCCCCCCAAGTATTTGTGCCCCAAGTTGCAGCCATAAGGAAGGACTCCTTATGCTATTTGTATGATTGCTGTTGATGCCGCTGCTGCTGGAAATTCTATTGTGAAAGTTCCACTAGTAACGGTTTTGTCTCCACCAAAATCAATGGCACAGACTGCAGCGTCACTGGCATGTGAATCATTAAAAATTAAACAGCCTCGTGCAGTAAATGAAGCGGATGTCCAACTAGTATTAGAAAAATCACAAACTGCTGTATCACTATCTAAGGTAGGAGTGACACTTGTTAAAGCGTTTCCTTTTGCAGAATAAGCACTTCCAGATGTATTAGAAATTTCATTAGTTGCCGAGTAAGCTGTTGTAGATTTATTTAAAGTTGCTGAACTTGTATATAAAGCTAAATTAAAAGTGTTTCCGCTTGACGCCGTGAAATTATGTTCGGCTTCTAAAATTTCTTGTTTAAAACTGTTACAAACTGCTGAGGTTATTGCCATAAATTTTATTCCTGTTATTGAGGCGGAGACTCGATAGGTATACGAATTGTTCCATCCGTATAATCATCTCTTCGTCTTCTACCTATTTGCATTCCTGCAAATTTCTCTACTTCTTGTTTATACTTGTTTTCATAATGTGTCAACATATCCATTGGACCTTTTAAATACCCATAAGTCTCTGCTAAACAACAGTATAATAGCCCTTGAGGGAAATTTAAGCTAATATAGTTGGTTTCATTGCCCGATTCTAGGGTAGCTGGCATTAGATTATAATGAACTTGAAATGCATAATTAGCATCAGGAACTGGAGCAAACATCATTCTTCCTGAAGTAGTATCCGATAAACCAGTGGCTCCTCCAAACATTGCATAATATTTAGGCTTTGCTCTTTTAGCTGTTTCTGTAGAAGGAACATATTCTTGTAAAAAAGTTTGATCTCTTTTCAACATCCAGTCGTTAGCCCCCGTCCAAGCAGAAGTGGAATCATAAACCTGAACCCCTCTAATAAATACAGCGCCTGCAGGAGCGTTAATAGTCACTTGTCCAGTCACTAAATTTCCTAGTTGAGCTTTTCGATCTGAATCAACGGGCACATCGTACATGATTCTTTGTTGCGCGTTTAAAATAAGATTTTCCAGTACAGCGGTTGTAAGAACTGTATCTCCTACTTCTGTGTAGTTTCTGATCATGCTTACTAATGTTGTATAACTAATTCCTGACATTATGGTCTCTCATTTACTGGTCCACCGAAAGCGAAAAATCCTCCGC